CTTGGTCGTCCCGGTCCTGCGTCTGGTCTCGGTGCAATCCAAGGCCGCGACATGCAGGCATAACGCCATTCATCCGCAGCGTGGTCTTCTGCGTCAGTGTTCACGTCTTCCGGCCTGGTCGTGTCGTGAGGCAGGGACGGGATCGTCCGAATTGAGTCCTTGCAGGTCGAGAACGTGTAAATCATCGGCCTGCCGCCATGCCCAACGAGCCGTTGGCGCATCTCGTCCCAGCCGCCCATCATGCCATTGCGGCCGACACGCTTGTTATCGGCAGACTTGAACGCCACGCCGTTACGTCTCAGCACCTCGGCGCGGCTCGGGCCACCATCCTCGGCAAAGATGGCCGGGTCAGCGACACAGCCGACGTATCGCTTGCCCTTGGATCGCTCGAGGATGCCAGCGGCAACCTGCTCAATGGTGAGCTTCAGGCCCTTGTTTGGCCCTCGGGCGCCGTACCATTCGTTGAACCTGACCAGCGCACCGCGCGGGATGACACCCTCGGGCCGGTGCAGGTCGTCGCTGGCGACAGCCCAGAAGCCACAACTGAACGGGCTGGCGCTTCCCCAATCGAATGAGCGGAAGCAATGCCATTCGGCCGGCACCTCGAAAGGGCTGACAACGTGTTGCGGTCCCCAGCAATCGAAGAACGCGCCCTCAATGGCGTTCCAATCGCCATCCAGCCAGGCGCGGACCAGTTCTTTCGAGCCGACCAGATACAATCGGTTGACGTAATCAGGATCCTTGCTCAGCAGAGCCCGGTTCTGCGTCACCCGGCTTGGGATGTAGCAGCGTGTATGTTCCGCCCCGTTGGGCAGCTTGTCCCTGAATATCCGCATTCCCTGCGGACACTCGTCGATGTGAAACCGTGGCCTGATCCACGAAGCGCCAGCGCCGCCCGGGTTGGCAGTCAGCAGCATCTGCACGTTAGCGCCCCTCAGAGCGCCCCAGAGGCGGTCGATGGGGTCAGGCGTCGGATAGTTGCCCGCTTCCTCAATCACCGCGTCGGTAAGGTTCTGGCCCTGATACTTGGCCGCGTCGTCGATGCTTTCGAGCGGGCGAAACCTTAGCCTGCCCCCATCGGGGAAGCTCCACTGGCTCTGCACCTTATTGAACCGCGCGCCGAGCGGCCCGTAAACGGCCTGGCTGCGTTCGATCAAGTCATCCGCCTGCGGCATCTCTTGCCGGAAGATCACGCCGTTATAGTTGGCGCCCATGATCTTCTGGCGCAGGCCGATCCGGCCGACAATGCCGTCAGTCTTGCCGCCGCCGCGCGCCCCGCCGAAGAGGATTTCCCGCGCAGGGCATTTAATGAGCGCGTGCTGTGGACCCGGCTGCGGCGCCCAGAGCGTTCGCGTCTCCAAACTCTCGCTCCCATTCCTCGGCCGGCAAGGGATCTGCGGACAGGTTGTAATTGACGTTCTCAGCCTGAACGCGGCTCATATCGACAATGCGGCCGGTCAGCTTGGCAATGTCCATGAGCGCCTGGCGCGCGTTGGTTCTGTCGTCTGCGCCTATTGAGGCTTTCCAGACATTCAGCAGCTCGGTTGCGAGGAAGTCCGTTGTGATTTCGAACTTTCTGGCGATGGGTTCGCGCATCTCCGCGATGCGTGCCTGTATCTTAACAGTGCTTAACAACCGCGAGGCTGCGGCGTCTGTCGCGTTTTCATTGCTCGGCTTGTATCCAGCTTCAAGGTAAGCCTCGCGCTGGCTCATGCCTTTGACGATAGCGCGGCAGAAGCGCTCTTGCTGGTCGCTCAGATCGCTCACGACGCGTATGTCCAACCATAGTCCGAACGCCAGTTCCCGTTGACCTCAAGGAAGCGCAGCTTTTCAATGCGGATGCGCCCGTCCGAAAACGTCACGGTTATGTCGGTATCTCCATAGCCCATGCCCAGGCCATTCGTGGTGAGCGTGATTTGCCCGCCTGAAACTGAGACGCTGCCGGCGATGTTGTTGTCAGCGACAGCGGCTGTGATGGTTGCGCCGTTGAGGACATCCGTAAAGTCGAGCGTGGTCTTCGCTGTCTCGTCCTCTCGTTGCTGCAAGACGAACCTCCCAACACGATGGTCTTTAGTAACGCCGCGCAAGATCTCGCGGTTGTTCTCGCGGTATCGAATAGTTGGGTGCGGGTAGGCCATTACTTGCCTTCCTCTGCGTCACTTCACGAACTGTTGATTTGTAGACAGCCATGTAACTTGAAGCGGTAACGTATCCCGCAACAGGCGAATGCGTATGTTTGGGACATGCGCTGTGAAGCGCTGTGATGTTTGACAATCAATCGGGGCTGGCACGGCAGCAACCGTGTTCTCCAGCCCCTAACGGGAAAAGGACACCCGCTATGACCAAATATACCGCAGAAAAGCCTTTTGAACAGCAAGCCTGCCTTGCGTTCGTTGGACTTTCAGTTGTCACCGCCACTTTGGGATTTTGGTCCCGAGGCTGGCTCCCCGGAACACTGCTCACCGTCGCAATGGTGGTGATTGTGTTCTTGCTGTCCCGCGCTGTGGAGCGTGTGATGGAGGCTTGGGAAACAAAGAACTACGCCACGGCGACTATCGCCGCAGTCCTCGGCGTAGGTTTCGGCTGCATCGAGGCCGGGCTTAACCACGTAGGCCTGGAACACCTCAACGCAGAATACGCCTTGGCCCCTGATTGGGCTCTCTGGCCCGCCTGTTTCTTCATCTCGCTGGTGAACGTGTTTGCCAGCTTCGGGTTCGCAAGGGCCATGAAGGACCACAGGCAAGTGGCTCCGGTTACAAATCCGGCCCGCCAGCTTGCCAGCATGCGCTGGAACAAAGTCGCCTAAATCAGACGCCCTCGGAGAAATCCGGGGGCGTTTTGCTTTCTGGCCCTATCCATTCCGACCGCTCACGAAGCAGGTTCAGCGAGTATCTGCGCTTGGCCTTTCGTCGGACGTCTTCCCGGATAATCGGCCTGTCAGACAGAACCAGATGAAAACTACACCAGCCATCATCGGGACAGTCCGCCATGAACCAGACGTAGACGTGTTTCCGTCGCGCTGCGGCCAGGCGAAAGCCGATGGCCCCGACAGCTTCGTCGCGTTCGGCTTCGTAGGCGCAGCGTTGGTAGATGCGTTGCAGCTCGCACGCGCCGGTATCATCCGGGGCCGTGAGGGAAACAACGATGAAATCTAGGGTTGCGACGGTTTCGGGATCGGGTGACCAGCGCGCGGCCTCGATGGATGCCACCATTTCGCGTGATGGCAGGATCATGGCGCCCCGAAATCAAAAGTGGCGGCTCCACACAGGAACCGCCACTCTGAATTTACCAAATGAAGCGTTTTGCGGGCGTTGTAAATAGCAACTAGCAAATATGGCAAAACTGGCAGATCACGCCGCCTCGCGTTTGAACATGCCCATATGATCGGCAAGGGCTGTGAGCCCCACAATGAGCGCGTCGAGAGATCGCGGGGGCGAGCCGTGCATCACCCTTTGCACCTCCCGTAGCGAGCGATACGAATACCGCCGGATCGCTGTCACCACCTCGAGGTACTCGGCCACGGCGGCCTGCGCCTGGTCGAGCGTCATGCCGCCTTCGCCGCTGCCCTGCACGTAATCGCGGAGCTGGCCGGCCGTCACCCGGGGCGCGCGGATGGCAACCACGTACCGTGCATAGACCGTTCGGGCGTAGCGGCCTGCGTGGTACTGTTCTTCGGTGAGGCGGGCGGCCACCCTATCGACCGGACAGACTTCCTCACGGGCAAGCCTGTAATCGCCAAATAGGGCCTGTCTACGGGCGATGGTCTCGGGCGTTGGTTCGATTGTCTCCCCTCTCGGTGTCTTGCGACGTTCAATCTCGGCTTCGGTCGGGCGCAGGTCGCCCGACTTGTAGCGCGTCCCGATCTTTCTCGGCCTCCCCAATCGCCCCATGATGGCTACTCGCCGGCGCCGTTGAGGGTCGTCTCGACGAACGTCACGCCGCTGAAGCTGACAGGCTGGCGGGTCGTGTCGATGTCGGCGGGGGCTCGCGGTTCGGCGCGGACGGCAAGCAGCGCGGCGTCGGCCGCATCGAGGCGGGACTGCGCCGAGACATACGCCTCGTTGGCGTCGGCGTGTGCGCGGTTGGCGATGATCTGCACCTCGCGCGCCTCGGACAGCGCGGCGAAGGCGAGCCGCACGGCGGCGGACGCGTCTCGGAATTCGTTCAGGCACTGCGAGTGGTTCGTCATGGTCGGGCTCCTGGTGTGGTGCCCGTGGTCCGGTCCTGCGGTGGTCACTGATGGATCACTCGCCTGATGGTTGTGCCGGGGGTCGGCGGGGCGGTCAACACGGGCGGGACGAAAGAAAGAATTTTCCTTCCTGTTGTGTTGGCCCGGGCCGGGTGTTGCTTTCGGCCCCCCTAAAGGGGGCTCCGAAAAGAGCAACACACCACCCGGTGTCCGCAGACCAGAAGCAACACCTAGCAACACCTAGCAACACCCCCACCTAAGCCATTGAAAAGATTAGACATGAGGTGTTGCCTCGTTTTCCAACACGTACCAGAGCTTGGCTCCTTCAGCCTCCTTGGCATAAACGTGCCGAGAAACAGCCAAATCCGAAAGGATCAACTGCACAGTCGGCCTTTTGAGGCCAGTTTCTTCTACAAGCTCTTTCACGAATTTCGGCCCTTCGGACAGCAGCGTCATGACCAGCCGGGCGGATTTGGAGAGGGGTTTGCCGGCGGGTTCCGTGGCCGCTGGCGGGGGCTCGACATAGTCCACGCGGCATGTGGTGTCGGGTTCGCCGCTGCGCTTGGTTCCCATCTCGACGACGCGCAGGGCGTAGTCTGACAGGGTGAAGCCGTCGCGGCCGTCCTTGGCCTTCTCGAGCCATAGGGATCGCCTGGACGTCTCGCCGGTGTCCTCGTCCTTGTCCACGCGGCACTCAATGGCAAAGTCGGCGTTGGCGCGGATGCCCGACCAGCCGCGCAGGCCCCGGGCGACGTCCTTGCCGGTGTGCGCCACCAGCAGGACCACGGCCCCCAGCCTGTTCGCCATGCGGTGGAAGGCGAGCATGATGGGCCCCATGTCCTTCTGGGCGTTCTCGTCGGCGCTTGGGGCGGCTGCGGCCAGCGTGTCGATGACCACGATGCGGAGGGGCGCGCCCCGGTCCTTCATTTCGCGGGCGACGTCCTCGGCATAGAGCGACAGCTTCTCGACGTCCCCTGTTTCGGCTCTGGACAGGTCCAGCAGCGCCGGCAGGTAGTTGAGCGGCAGGACGACATCATCCATGCCGTGCGCCTGCCTGGCGGCCACGAGGCGCTTGCGCAGGCCGCCCTGCCCCTCGGCTGCGAAGTAGAGGACGCCTGACGCTTCGGTGAACCGTCCAAGCACGCGCCCGCCGCTGGCGATGCGCATGGCCCAATCGACGGTGACGAACGACTTGCCCGCGCTGGACGGGCCGTAGATGACCCCTACCCCATTTGAGGGAATAAGCCCTTCGATCAGCTCGGGCTCGTAGGCATAGGCGATGTCATCAATCCACTGGCCGGTGAGGCCGTGGGCGGGCGGGGCCGGTTCGTCCCGGGCCTTCAGGAAACCCACCACGTCAAAGCCCTCGGCCACGCCGTCTGCGGCGTCCCATTTGTCGGGCCTGCCGGGAGGCGGGTTGAGGCGTTGGACAATGCAGCCGATGGCGGCGAGGGGCCCGGCCAGGTCGTCCATCAGCTTGAAGCCTGGCGCGTCGTTGTCGGGCCAGAGAATGACCGTCTTGCCGGCGAGCGGCGTCAGGTCGGTCTTGTCGATGATCGTGCTCGAGCCGCCCATAAGGGTCGTGGCGTCTACCCCGATTGAGGTAAGCGCGTCGGCGCACTTCTCGCCCTCGACCAATACGACAAAAGCGGACGTATGCCATCGCTCAAGACCATAAAGCGGGCGCGGGGTTGGCATGCCTCCGGGCACCACGAACGTCTTCTTCCCGTTCGACAGGGCCATGCGAGCGACTTCGCATATCTTCTTGCCCGCCTTGTCGCGGTAGACGTATTTCGCCTCGATGGTGCTGGTGGGTTCCGGTTCGACCGGCTTTGCCGCTTCCACCTTGTGGCGCACCTCGGCCCGTGGGGCCGGGGCCCCGCCCAGCCACTGGTCGCACTCGGCCAGGATTTGCGGGAAGTCGCGGTGAGGGTCGAGACTGTGGGCGACGGCGTAGAGGCCGAAGATGTCGCCCTTCTCGTTGCCGTTGGCGTGGTCGATGTAGCGCCCGGCTGTCTCGTCGGCCGTGAGGCTGATGGACATGCTGTAGCCGCGTGCGCCGCTGGCGTCGCCAATGCGAGCGTCGCGTGGCGTCATGACGGCGCGGGGGTACAGGTAGCGCACGAAGTCACGCACGCGCGCTTGCAGGCCCTTGCGGACCCGCTCGCGCTTCAGCGTGGCGTCTTCCAGAACGCCTTGGCGCGGTGCGGAATTGA